TTATGTGACGCTTTCACAGCCTGAGACCAATTTGAGACCAATCTGGAGCTTTTCAAGCTCCTGCCAATCCGAGGTCGAGTTGATCCAACGTGCATAAGTCGATAAGAGCATCTGCACGCTATGCCCGAGCTGTTGGGCGATAAATGCGGGGTTGAGGCCAGACATTAAGCATATTGTCGCATAGGTGTGACGGCAGTTGTATGGTCGCCGGTAGACGATCCCCAATTCCTTGAGGATTGGCCGCCATTGGTGGTGGAGATCCGACGTTTGCTGGACGAACTCGGCGTTTTTCGACGGCGGAAAGATGTAAGGCGTCTCAGTCACTTTTCCTTTGCCCAGCTTGCGCCGCTCCGCGTACTGCCTGGCAAACTCCAGCGCGTGCAGCGCACGTTCATTCAGCAGTACGAAACGATCCTTTCCTGTCTTGGTGCGTTCCACCACCTTTCCTAACGCAACGGTGCGCTTCACGTGCGCCGTTCGCTTCTCAATGTCTACGGCGTCCCATCGTAGGGCCAGCGCCTCAGATAATCTCATTCCCGTAAAAAAGACGAACTCATAAAACGCGGCGTAGATCGAGCTGGGCCAGTGTTTGCCGGCGTACATCCTTGCGACGATGCGGTTTGCCTCGTCCAGGGTGAACGGCTCGATCTCCTTTTTGCTTCGCTTGGGCAGCTGTACTGACTCTGCCGGGTTACGCAGTATTAAGCCGTCACCGACTGCTGCCTTGAGGATGGTCGACAGCTTCACCAGCGCGTTGCGCTTGACGGAAGGTGAGGTCCATTTCGTTGTGCTGACGATTTGGCGAATCCGCGTCGTCGACAGCAGGTCGATTCGGACTAGTGCGAGGTGTGGCATCCAGTAAAGGTTGAGCGCGCTCTTGTAGCCTTTGCGCGTGCCGTCAACGATCTCGCGACTATCCAGCCACAGCTGAGCGTACTCACCAAATACCGGCACCCCGCCTACGACGGTAGCGGAGTTTGGAAACAGTTCCGCGTATTTATCCTGGTCAAGTAGCCCGTACTTGATGAGGCTTATTACCTGATCGCGAAGCTGGGATGCAGCCTTGAGGCCTTTCGATGTCGCGGGGTAGGGAAGGGTTTCGGTGCGTCGAGTACCTTCCCACATGAACCGGAGGCGGAGCGATCCGTGGTTGATGTCGATCCCTGGGGGTAAATCCATTGGCTTTCGAGCCATTCGTCGTACCTCTTCTTGCTATAAATGATGCGGCCGTGGTGCTTCATCCAGACGCCTTCGGGCAATACGCCGCGCAGGCGTCGCCCTTCAAGTGCTCGTTTGGTGCAACCGAGTAGTTCAGCCATTCTTTGCTCGGTGACTTTGTCGACGTCTCCGGGCGCAATGTCGTTGTTCATGGCAATAGCTCTCCATGCCCGCCGCCGGCAGGCTTGAATTGTTGTGGGGAGAATGCTCGGAGTACGGATGTACTCTTTGGGTCAAAAGCTAATATGACAGCGTCAATTTGCGGATGGTTGGATCGGTTTTCTTTGGGCACGGGGATAGCTCACCGAGGTTGGCTACAAATTTGTGATAAGTGGTTGAGATGAGCGATCGAGGGTGCCTGAAGAGGGTGTCAACATCGCTCACAGGGGTAGCAGAGACGGATGCTCCAGCCGTTTATTAGAGGGCTCCGCTGTACCGTCACAAAATTGATTCATTTGTGGTGGCATTTTGCAAAGGCTAGGCTTAACCTCTCGCTGAACACCGGTTCAGTCAGTAGAGGTAGGGCCAAGTTCGGGCCTACTAGAAAAGTTTAGGGGACATGGATTGTATAAACTTGTTGAAATTTCTATAGATGGATTCTGGGGTAAGTACCATGCCAGGTGCGGATTTAATCAAGATGTAAATATCATCATTGGTAAAAACGGCACTGGCAAGACTACGTTCATGAACATACTGAATGCTGTCTTGTCTGTGGATACAGTCGCGTTGCTGGATAACGACTTCACAGAAGTAGTTATCCGGCTCGGATTTGATGGAAGCAGTAGGACTATCAAGGTTACGAAGTCCGAAGATATGCCGTTCACTGCGGTGAGATACCATATAGCTCAGAGAAAATTTGCACTTCCTTTAATTGGTGAGGACCTTAGAAGTGCTTCGCTTTATAGGCGAAGGGCAGCTGAGGCAGCGCAGAAGATTAAAGATGAGCTGAGTGGGATTGTATCGTTAGCTTCGTTGTCCGTTTATCGTTTTCGAAGTAATACTGATCCCGACGCTCAAGATAGAGGCACATATCGAAAAGTATTAGGGCCAGTCGACATGCGCTTGAATGAGCTAATGCACAGCCTGTCGAATTATCAACTTTCATTGGCGCAGCGCTCTAGAAATATTTCGGTAGACCTCCAACGAGATGTTTTGATGTCGTTGCTGTACAAAAATGAAGCTAACCAAGTTGGTTATGCACTAGATTTTGATGCGGATCAAGAAAAACAAAACCTTGTTGCTGCCTATAAGCAGTTGGGTATTTATGGGTCCTCAATAAATAAAAGAATTGCTGAGCATGTTAGCTCTATTGAATCCACCGTTCAGGAAATTAAAGCTGCTATAAAACGCCAGGAAAAATCTTTTGAACATGTTGACTTTGCTCCGCTGGAAGCATCCAAGCGTGCTCATAAAGTATTTGATATGTCGTTAGAGGCAGAGAAAAAAATCAAGTCTGTGTACAGCCAGGTTGATTTGTTTCTCGCTATTCTAAAGGAGTTCATTGAAGGGAAAGAGTTTGGGTTTGAATCTGGCGAGCTTGTAGTTAAATCGCCATCGTCTATTCCGATCTCCAAACTATCTTCTGGTGAGAAGCAGTTGCTTATTATTTTTGCAGAGGCCCTATTGCAACGCCAAGAACCTTACATTTTCCTGGCTGACGAGCCTGAATTGTCTTTGCATATCGCTTGGCAAAGAAAAATTATACCGGCTATAAAAAAACTGAATCCGAATGCTCAGGTTTTAGTTGCTACTCACTCTCCTGAAATCGCCGGTAAATACAGAGGGTGTATGGTCGATATGGAGGATATTCTTCATGTCGGGAATTGAGTATTCTTCAGATGCAACGAATGTTCTTGACCTTTTTTATCGTTGTGATGCCGTGGTCTACGTTGAAGGCGATGATGATGTTCCATTTTGGAGTATCGCGTTTAAGGTATTTGCGGATGCCAATGTAGAGGTGCAAAGCGTCGGTGGGGCAGTCGAACTTGATAAAATAATCGATCGTATTGTTGATGAAGATCTAAAGCTGATAGCGGCTCGTGACTCTGATTTTATAAGGTTGACAGGTGCCGATAAGAAGGAAGAGAGGGTGCTTTATACCTACGGCTACTCTATTGAGAATACGCTTTACTGTCATAGGTCGTTATCGCAAATATCATCGGTTTGGTGTCGCCAGTATCGAGCTGATGCGCAGGTATGCCGTGAATGGCTTGAGGGCTTCTTTGAGCGTTTCAAAGTGTTGATAGCATATGACGTCGCCTGCCATGTTTTTGAAAAGACATTTTCTGCTTTGGGTGATAACTGCACAAGATTTATGGATGGCGAAAAATCGATATTCATCGATGCAAAAAAGCTTGAAAGTAAAATTTCTGAAATGGAAGGAAAAATGAACCAGCAGGAGCTAGCTTATGCTCAATCGCTGATAGATGGTCATGGTGTGAATTACTCGTTTCATATGAAAGGGCATTTTCTTGCTAGTGCCGCCCAAAAATATCTTTCAGCGAAATTAAAAGATCATGGTCGTGGGAATAGTATCTCTTTTGAGTCTATGTACTCGAGCGCTATAGAATTTGTTCGTGGGAATTTTAAAAAGTTGCCAGGAGCAGACTATTACAGTAGTCAAATCAAATCAGCTATGCAAAAGCTTGATGCTTTGTGAGTAATTAGTTTTCGAGACCGCAGAAATATTTGACCCAATTTCTCCTACTCGGAATTCTGTGCGGCAGCCTTCTTCTCGCATAGAGGCGTACGGTGGTCAGAGCAGTCAGCGATTCGGTTTTGCGGAGGTGCTGCATGGCTTTCTCCACGCATGCGCCGCCTTCCGTGTTGGTGGCGGCATGGTGGCAGTTTGGGGTGGGATGGGGTACGGGTGACCGGCATGGGGCCGGGAATTGGAGGATTGGATGGCCACTGATTTCAGCAAGGGGCGGTACAACGTATTCAAAGGGCGCATGCCCGGACAACTTCCAATGGGGAGGATCGACGAAGACGAGTTCGTGCGATCTATTTCAGGGCCTGAGCTTTTGTACAGATTCGATGGGGATGAGTTTTACAGCCTTGATGGCAAGTATCTTGGCTCTATCGTCGAGACCGAGGCTGGAAGAGCAATGGTTGTCGATGGTGCGCACAACTGCCTATTCGTGATTGCACCCGAGTGAAAGCTGCTCGCGGTTGTGGTGCAGGTCTTCCCTTGCGCTGAACTGCTGAGGCTTCCGCGCCACAGGCGGCGAAACCGTGATTTCGTGGCGCGGGCCTAAATTACTTCGCGTCGAAAGTACCCAAAGAGAGCACCGCCGACGCGCCTACCTTGACATGAAGCACCGCCTTGAACTCTTGGGCGATGGCTTCGCGCTGTGATTCTTCACCGATCCAACGCAGTTTCAGCACCGGCTGCGAGCCGCCAGTAAGGACAGATACGCGCAGGCGAATCACCTGCTCGCCCAAGCCTTCGAACGGGATAACCTTGAAGTCCAGCCAGGCTGGGAGAGTCTCTTTGCTGCTGGCCTCGATCTGATCCATGGTGCTGCGGCTGGCGCGGGTCTCGCCCACGGCATGATCGCTTTCCGACGAAGCCTTGACCGTGATGGTGCGCACCGCAGCGATAGCCTTGGCAATCGACATGACAGTACCATTTTCGTCCGTGACCGTCAGATGTTGGATCCAGTCTTCGATCCAATCGCTCATGGCCTTCTGGTTCAGGCCCTGCCCGCACACCGCTTGGACTGCCGCGAAGGCGGCCGAGGCCTTCAGGCGTAGCACGGCACGGTCGTCAGCGTGGCCTGGTAAATCCGGGGTGCCGATGTTGAACAGCACGATGCAGCTCATGTTGTCCTGATCGATGAAGCCTCGGGCGGCTGGCTCTGCGCGTTCGACCACATAGGCGCTGTAGTCCGCCAGAGAGTGAGTTGAGTAAGTGCCACGGAATCGGCTACGACCTAACTGAAAACGCTCCAGGTCGACAACAGTGGTGCTATCCGCCACCAGTACGGTGGGCGTGTTGGTGGCCAGGGCTTTGCCAGCAGCGGCCAGGGCGTTGTCAGTGATGAGTTGAATTGCTTCTTTACTAAGGGACATGCTGCTTTTCCTTGGTGGGTATCAGGTGCGGGGAGTGATAGGGGCTTCATCTCGACTGAAGAGCTGATCGTGCTTTTCCTGAAAGAGGGTGATTTTGCCGCCGGTGCCGACATGCATCGGCGTGTCCAGGCTGGTGTTCTCACTACGAGTGCCGCGCTTGGTCGGCACCTTGTAGTCGAGCTTGTGCTTGATCTTTACTTGGCTGGACTCGCCGATACGGCTGAAGTCCAGCGTGATGACCACTTTCCCGGCCTTGTCGTAATCAACGACCCCGGCGGCTACTTCGGAAAGGGCATGGCCGATCTGGCTGGCGAATGCGCCGCCGTTCAGTTCTTCAAGGAACTCGGCCGTATTGGTTGGGGTTGGCATGGCTTCTTCTCCGTGGGCAAGATGCCGCTCGGCGGCAATGTGATTTGGTGCTGACGTCGGCCGTGCCGTACGCGGTGATTGATCCGTTTCATGCCGCGAGCTTCACTTGTCTCCAGGCGCCGACGGCTTCGAACACTGCGGCGGCCTGCGCCTCTTCAAGCGTCAGGTCCGCCGGAATCGCGATCCATCCGGCGGCCACGACGTGTTGCGGGTTGCACTGGGCGAGCAGATCCGTGTAGGTGGCCTCGATCACGTCAGTGAGGTGCGAGGCCAAGTAGTTACCCTGGGGCGCCACCTCGACGGACTTGCAGTACTGCTCGCCATTGACCTTCTGGCACATCACGCTCAGGTAGATGGTCCAGCGGTGTGCGATGTCGCAGACGGCGTTGACGATCTGTTGCTGCCGTATCTGCTTGTAGTTCTTCCAGTTGACCAGCACCTGCTTCCCGCTGGGATCGATGTTCACCACTGCCGCGTGATTGGATGCGACCAAGGCTCTGCAAGAGCGCTCCAGGCGGGCACGCATGCTGTGCGGCTTGCGCCTAATCATTGCAGCCCAACCAGCTTGCGCGTTGCTGCTGCCTCCAGCACATCAACAAACCGTATGGCGGCTTTGTAGCTGAAGCAGAAGCAGCGGGTCTTGCCGGTCTTTACTTCGACAATGTGCCAGGCGTTGCACTTGGCTACAGCCTTGTAGTGCGGCCCCTCGGCTGGAGCAGGCCGCCAGATCTTGGCGTAGAAGTCAGCGGTGGCCAGTACGGTTCGTTCGCGCAGGGCCGCCAGGCCTTCCACGCGCTGCTGCATGGTTGGATGCATGGTCAATTCCTTGAGGTAGGTATCAGGCGTGCAGGTCGAACGACTCTGCCTTGCGAATGATTCGAATTTCAGCTGTTCGCCGCTCCGGCGCGCGCCGGTCACGACGTACTGTGTCGGTATCACCCAAAGCGGCGTGCATGGACATCAATCCGGCAAGTACGATGCACAACGGGCTGATGATTTGGCGTTTCATCGCCTCGGCCACCAGGGCCGCCCGGCGGTTGACGCCGAGCTTGAACATGGCGGCAGTAATTCTCTTCGCCACCGAACACGGAGCAATGCCGATGGCTTGGGCAATCTCCTTAGCCGTTTTTCCCTGGGCTACAGATAGGACGCATTCAAGTTCTCGCGGAGCAAGGCCACGGCCAAGGTGGCCCTTCCATGCGCCATTGATGATTGTCGATTCCATGCGGAGTTCTCGGTAGATGTGGCTGCATTGGTAGAGCGCCGTCCGGCCTGCTGGAGTCTGAATTCCTGGTAAGTGATGGAAAGGGCTCTACCGATGCAGCCTGGTGCTAGGTGATCGGGCAGTTAACGTCAGGCTGACGTGGCGCTGGTTGTTCTACGTCAGGCTGGGGGGGCTGCCTCCGGCTGTTCGGCTCGGATTCGCTGGTAAATCTCTTCGCGATGGACGGCCACTCGCTCAGGAGCTTCAACCCCCAACCTTACCTGGCGGCCATTGACGTTAAGCACGGTCACGCTGATGTCATCGTTGATGCGGATGGTTTCGCCCACGCGGCGGGTGAGTATCAACATGGTCCTTCTCCTTGGTTGTCATCCCAAAGCGCCCGGAAGACCAGGCGCTTCAGTGATGCTTCCCGCACTGGGCCCGCCACTGGCGGCAACCCGAGAGCACACCTCTAATTGTTCCTCCGGCCGCGACCCTGGTCCGCCGGAAAACTGAATTCGCGCTTTACGCTGCACGCCTGGGTCAGTTGCCAACCCTCTGAACTGTTTAGGCCAGTCCATCGCTGCCTTCGTTGCTGACCGGTGGTGATCCGGCACAGCGCAAATATCACGCAATGTGTTTATTGGTGTCAACACGAAATGTGATTTATTTTTCTGGAGGCAATAAAAAACCCGGCGAGTGCCGGGTTATTTGAAGCGCAGTAAGTGGTTACCAGAGAGCGGAGGACCAGAACACCCTGCCGAGAACGAAGACTTCCTTGGTCTCCATATCTCTAGCGGTGTACTCCTCGTCTGGGTGTTCATCGCGATTGAAGCTGCGCATGCGTATGCCACCGCCAGGAAGGCGATACAGCGTCTTCACGCGGAGCTGCCCTCCGTGATTGATAGCGTACATTTTCCCATCGACTACTGTAGTGGAGCCTTGATCAACAGCTACAGTGCTACCGTCGGGAAGCACTGGCTCCATGCTATTGCCACTGACGGTTACGCACACGGCGTCGCTTGGTTCAACATTTTGCTTCTGCAGCATCGCTTTCCCAAGTCGCAGCTTGCGTGTTTGAGACTGTTCAATAGTTGTCCTGCCTTGGCCGACAGATAGCTCGACCTCTTTTAGGTACGGCACGTACACCTCATCTCCATCCAGTGGCGTGTCATCGTCCCAGACATCAATCGGTCCGAGGGGCGTTGCGTTCGCCACAACCTTAGCTTTGCTCTGGTCTAGAGCGCCTGGCTTAAAGTCGAGGATGATTTCCGAGGCATCCACACCTATCGCCTTCGCGATCAGTTGAAGGTCTGCGAGCGTGGGTTCGCGAGTATTAGTCTCGTAGTTGCCAACCCGTGACTGTGATCTCCAGCCGCACGCAGCCGCCAGGGCCGCCTGTGAGAGCCCAGCTGCCTTTCGATGCCGTTTGATGCGTTGTCCAAGAGTCTCTTTCATGGTCGTGATTGTAATCACGTTATGAAATACCTCGCTTTCACTATTTGTGATTGTAAATAACACGCAACGTGTTTATTCTTGGTTCAGGCTCATAGGAAACCCATATGAACAACGTTCGAAAAATCCGAGAGGAGGCGTGTATTACCCAGGCCGATCTTCGGCGGAAGCTCAATTGGCACCAGTCGCGCCTTGCTAACTATGAAGCGGGGCGACGCATTCCTGGGCTCGAGGAAGCCCGCTTGATTGTTATCGCCCTGAACGAATTGGGAGCCAGCTGCAGTCTAGATGAAGCGTTCCCACCTACAGAACAGGGCAACAACGCTGCCTGAATAGGGCTAATTATCTCCGGTCCGGTATCGCTTCAGTAGGGACTCGGAGTAGCTGTGAATTTAACCAGTAAGGAGGATGGAGGAGTGAAATTCGAACCTGGGGTTATCTACTCTGAAGCAGAGATTCGGCGGTTGCTCGGCTGGCGTGAGTTGCTTCGACGAAGACTTCGACGATGTCTCCACTGGTGTGGTTTGTCAGCACAGCCCGACCAAGCTCCCAAAGGTTCCCGCTCACATGATCGCCAACCTTCAGTTGGCCAATCATCACATCAACAATCGAAAAGCCCTCCGCAGTATTAACGGCGAAACGCGGAAGCCGGGCGTGATACCCGCAAATAGTCCCTTGAGTACTCATGTCGCTTTCCTAGCTAGAAATGGTGAGGTCGCGAACAAGTAAGTGTTCTTGCAGGCGAAAAAAAACCGGGTGGCAGCCCGGCTTCTTCAACAAACAACAGGATCAATTATGCACACCGGGATCTATTCAATCAAGGGCGGTGCTGACGCGTCAGCTTTTCCCAAAAACAAGAGTCTGACGCGTCGGGTCGGTGTGAGGGGGCATCTGTGAGTACCATCATCATGAGCGCTTGCTGGCCGTTGCAGGGCATGAGCCCAGCACAAAAGGCAGTGCTAATTTCTCTGGCGGACAATGCCAACGACGAAGGTGTCTGCTGGCCTTCCGTCGCGCGCATCGCGGAGCGCACCTGCCTTACAGAACGTACTGTCCGCTATGCCTTGCGCTGGCTGGAAGAGTCGAGAATCCTGACTGCGCACATGCGTTCCGGCCGCTCGACCTGGTACACCATCAGCCCTTTTTCCTACTACCCCGGCATTTCGTGCCCCCCTGCAACAGATGCCCCCCAACCCCGGCAAGAAATGCCCCCCACCCCGGCACCAGATGCCCCCCACCCCGGCAACAAATGCCCCCAGAACCGTAAGGGAACCATCAAGGAACCGTCAGGATCATCCGCGAGCACTCCCGACGACTCGAAAACGGTATCGGTTGATCAGGTCGTGGAGTTGTTCAACGAGTTGCTGCCTGAGCTGCCGCGTGTTGTCTTGGTCAACAAGGACCGTAAGTCGAAGGTGCAGGCTCGACTGACAGAGAGCCCTGTTCACCAAGATCTGGATTTCTGGCGTGACTTCTTCGGCATGGTCCAGGCCAGTGACTGGCTGATGGGCCGGGTAGGGGGCCGAGACAACAAACCTTTCCGCTGCAACTTCGACTGGCTCATTGCGCCGACCAACTTCGTGAAAGTCGTAGAGGGTAATTACAATGCGTGACCCGTATAGCATCGAGGCTGAACATGGTCTGCTGGGCTCGATGATGAGTCGCCCTGAGCTGATCGACACCCTCAGCGACGATCTGACAGCCGAGGCGTTTTACTTCGCTGAGAACGCCGATGTGTTTCGCGGGATCATGGCCGTGCGGGCTGCTGGCAAGGCTGTCGACTTCTTGACCGTCGCCGAACAGGTCGGCACGTTGCCAACCGGTGACCGCGCTCTGGCTTATTGTGCCGAGATCGTGAAGAACACCCCAAGTGTCGCCAATGCCAAAACCTACGCAGCGATTGTGCGAGAGAGGGCTATCGAACGCTCTCTGTTCGACCTGGGAAGTCACGCTCTAGAGATCGCGCACAGTGAACAGGACGTGCAAACCAAAATTGCCACCTTGCAAGCTGCTGCAATGGCGCTCGACTGTGGAGCAGGCGATGACGACATTTCGAAGGTCGGCGACGTTCTCGCGGATCAGCTGGAAGTCTGGCAGGAACGCCATGATCGACACGCTCGCGGCGAGACGCTTATCGGGCTGTCGACTGGCCTGAAAGACCTGGACGAGAAGCTCGGTGGCTTGCAGCCTGATCACCTGTACGTGGTCGCTGGACGCCCAGCTATGGGAAAGACCACGCTCGCCATGGGCTTTGCCGTTGATGCGGCTGTACGCCAGAGCAAGTCGTCTCTCGTCATCAGCCTGGAGATGAATAAGGGGCAGCTGTTGGATCGCGCCGTAGCTTCGGAGGGGCGCATTCCGCTTGCGCAGGTGAAGAACGGAACCGCCTGCCAGAACCATGGCGCTGAACTCGCTGCAGCGGCAGGTCTGCTGCGTAGTGCGCCTCTGTACATCGCTGACCGGGCTGGCTCGACTATCGGGCGCATTCGCTCGTTGGCTCGGCGGCACAAGATGCGCTATGGCCTTGACCTGCTGATGATCGATTACCTGCAACTGGTCGAGGGAGACGGTGGCAACCGCACCGAAGAGGTGAGCAGCATCAGCCGCGGCTGCAAGTTGTTGGCCAAAGAGCTGGGCATTCCGGTGGTATTGCTCAGCCAGCTTTCCCGCAAGTGTGAAGAGCGCCCCAACAAACGACCTGTCCCGTCTGACCTGCGCGAATCAGGCGCTATCGAGCAAGACGCCGATGTGATCCTGTTCGTGTACCGCGACGAGGTGTATCACGAAAACACCGAAGCCAAGGGCATTGCTGAAATCATCATCGGTAAGGGCCGCGATATCGAAATGGGTACTGTTCGTGCCGCTTTCCTGGGTCAATACAACCGTTTTGAGAACTTGGCTGCCGGTTGGGCTCCGGCGCCGAAAACTCAGCCGGAGAAGGTGACCAGCCTGGCTGGCCGTTATGCAAACAAGGATAGGTTCTGATGGCCGAAATCGTTGCTGTTGACCGCCTGCTGGCTGTTCCTGATCCGAGAAACTACCGTTTTGTCGTGTTCTGCTGCTCATTCAAGTGGGAACTTGGCTGCACCCCTGATCATGCGTTGGCATTGTTCGTTGATCGGGCGATGGCCGAACGTTACGGCGCGCTGATGTGGCCTAGCACCTTTGAGGTGGTCGATATCGCGGCCTGGAAGGCTCAAAAGGTGGTTTCTGCATGAAGGCTACTGCCGAGGTGAAGTTGTCCGATGCTGAAATCCGTCGTCAGGCTGCCAACTTGGAGGTTCGCGATCTGCGAGATCCTCGGCACCCGGGCTTGCGGTTTCGGTTTGACCAAAGTCGAAATGCTGGGACCTGGTTCTTGGTTGTCCGTCGCAAATGGAACCGCCTCGCTCGCTTTCCAGAGTACGGCCCGGCTGCGATTTTCGCGGAGCTGCCCAACCTTCGCCAGCGTTTGCTCAGTCGGCCAGGCGAAGCTGTCGCCTTGGCCGGTCTGGTGACGTTCAATGACTTGCTGACCTGGTTCAAGGAGCGAGTGGCGAATGACGCCGCGCTATCAGATTCGTGGAAGCGCACTGTTAGGACGGTAATCGACAGGCACCTACTGCCGCGTCTGGGTGAGTTTCCAATCAGTGCATTGACCGCAGCCACTCTCGATAAGTCCCTGATGTGGCCTGTCCAAGCTGAGTGCTCGACGTCCTACGTTCGCCAGATTTTCCGGGTGCTGAGCCTGGCCACTGGGAAGGCTCGCGAGTTAGGCCTGATCGCCGGTAACCCCATGGCAGAAATGAAGTTCAACCACTTCATCAAGACCAAAATCCTACCCAAAGATGGCCGGCTTCGGGCAGATCACCTGGAGGAGGTCGTCCCAGCACTCGGCGCGCTGTTTGAGCAGGCCCCGACTGACGCGATGTTGGCGCTGCTGATGATCTGTCATGGCACGCGCCTGGGGGAAACTCGCCGTGCTGAATGGGCCGACTTCGCCCTCAGCCATGCCGAATGGTTCATACCTTCCGAGCGCACCAAGACCCGGACCGAGCACCGTCTACCGTTGACTCCGCAAGTGTGCGCTCTGTTGCGGCGCTATCGTGCTGCGCAGCTCGCAAGCGGTTACAGCGGGCAATACCTGTTTCCCGGGCGAAAAGGGCAGGCGATCAGTCCTAGCCAGGCATCGGCCGTATTCCGCCGCCTGGCCATTCGCACCTGGTCCAGCCACGACCTGCGCAAGGTCGCCCGAACTGCCTGGCTCGACATGGGCGTCGACGGGTTCATTGGCGAAATGCTGCTGAATCACTCACTGGGAAAGGTTGCTGATACCTACATCAAAACCAAGGGCAACGGCCTGCGCCGAGAAGCGCTTGAGCTGTGGCACGGATGGTTAGATGGGATCGGCTTTGCAGCCATTCACGGGTTGACGGGCGTGCAATCCGCAATTTCTCACAATGGGCCACAGGCCAAGTCACGCAAGGCGCGGAGCCCAATCGACGAATTTGTTACAGGGGAGAATGCAGAACGTGAAAAAGGGCATGGACCATGGCTTTAGCAGGCCGCGCCTGGACCTCGTTCAGTGCACGGTATGCAGGGGGAGGGCGGTTGTAAAAGGGGTTTTCTTTGAGTTGGTCTGCACTGATTGCAATGGGTCAGGTTGGGTTGTTGAGGGTTCTAGGTTGGTGCTTCCGCTTGAGGAGCTGGTGACGCAGTTGAGTTTCAAATTGCAGCAGGCTCAGAGGCAAATCGAAGTGCTGAAAGGGCCGGCCAAAGTAGTCGGCCCGCAGCAGCAATACCAAGAATCGAACCGCCTGGGGGCGGGCGGCACAAATTACACAGGGGATTGAGAGCATGATGATTCGAAAGCCGGCAGGTCGGCCGTTGGGCGATACCGAGTATCTGCTGGAGCAGTGGGGGTGGTGGCGGATGGATGGGGCAGGCCTACCCATCTACACTTCGCCAACCTTTGCGCTGATGCGCCAGGCAGTGCCGCAGCCATCGGCGAGCAAGAACTATTGCATTAGCGACGACTGGGCACTTGCCATCGACAATGCAGTAGCTCGGCTTGCAGCTCGCGATCAGCAGATGGGCGATATTATCTGGCTTTACTACGGGGCCAAATGGCCAATGATGCGTGTAGGCAAGCACTACAGGATCAGCGAAGGAAAGACCAGAGAGTTGGCTAGGGCTGGGGCTGCATGGATAGACTGTGCAATTAGCGGGATGCGCGAGGCTGCCTGAAATGCAAAGTAGCAAGGAGGGCATATGCCCTCCTTGTAAATCAAACTAGAACGCGTTCGCCCACGACCTTGATAGAGCTTCCTTAAGTGCGGGCATATGCTGCTCAAAAGCCTCTTTTGTGATGTTGTCACCAACTGTTTTAGCAAGTTGCTTCTTTTGGTGCCCGGTCATGCCCTTCGTAGCATCTTCGCTTCTTCTCCACTCATTTTCATCTGGATAGCATTCCTCCAAACTTCCGAATGGCAGAACCAGAATCTGACCGCGCTTGTGAAGGATTTCGTGATTCCCAATAAATTGGTCAAATCCAGGTTTTGCTTTTTCTGTTGGCTGATCGCACAAAATTATAGTTCGTTCGCTATATATGCTGTGTCCCATTGGTGAGTAAGCTTTAACTATGGCATTGATTGATCGCTTCGCCTGGTGAGTGTCGCCTTCGGCAGAGATAATTTGAATTGGCGGTTTTTCATTGTAGTGACGCTTGATGACCCTGGTGAGCAACTCAAATTCGCTAGGGCCTTCTACTATTAAAAAGTTTCTTGGTAGCAGTAGGTCTGCCGGGCTTCCGCCTAGAAGTTCGTAAATGATATACGGCTTATCGGTGTCCTCAGTTTTGAATATGTCTGTTCTGCAATCGTTTTTTTCTGTTTTGAATACAGACTCGTTTTCGCTGGAGTCGGCTACGAAAACTGAAGAGTGCGTGCTTATTACAACCTGGTCTAAACTTTTGCTTAGCTCAAGCAGAACATTCTTAAGCTTTCGTTGTGCCGTCGGATGCAAGTGAAGTTCTGCCTCATCAATAAAGAACAGGAATGATTTGCCCGCGTCTTCCCTGGCCTTTCGATAATCAGCATATGCCTGGATGATCGCGAGCATTAAGGCCCGCTGCATACCATCCCCTTTTTCGCTAGCGTAAGTTTCAATGCCATCATCGACAACAGTTTCGAATTTTTTTAAGAGATCGTTGAATTCAGGTGATTGAACTTCAAAAAATACTTTTGTGCATTCTGAGAATTGCTTTTCAAGATGATTTTTTACTGACCCGCCAAGTGCTTTGAAATGTCCGTTAACTGCAGAATCCTCTGAATTAAATAGATCCTCAAATGTGCTTCTAAAGGCTCGATATTTTGGGTCGTCGCTTAAAATTTCTTCTATGACAGACGAGAGCATGATTCCTACTGCGCTTTTTTGGTTGTATTTGGTGAATTCCTCATAATATTGGCGCGTGTGTATGTACTCAAATTTCGGTAAGAAATCGTTCAAGGCTGTATCGAAACCAGTGGGGTTTTTCTTGACTTCTCCATTGACGGTTACTGTGCGCTTTTTAGGGTCGGAACTTTGTCTGGTTATGGTTATTGAATCAGCGCCTGAAAGAATGTTCAGGATTTTTGTCCTGTTTGCTTCGTTTACCATATTTTCGGCACCATGCTGTGCCCCGGAAAATTCAACGCTAACAATGATTTCTCTGTTAGGGTCTCGTTGAAATTTTATGTCACCAGTAGAGCCTGAGCCAGTGTAAAACCAGTTGATGGCTTCGAAAAGATTAGTCTTACCTGTATTGTTTTGACCAATTAGGGTGTTGAAGTCTGACAAAGTTAAGCTCGCATGCTCGATCGATCTAAAGTTATCAATAGTAACGTTAGCGATTTTCATATGGCCTCCATGCGGAAGTGACAGAAAAAGGAAAGACGCAGCGTTGAATAGTAGCTTGTTGCTACCAGATTGCTCGCTTAACGGGTCTACAGGAATGTGCATCAACTGGCCGACCGGCGTGAGGGGGAGGGCTGCCTTTTTAAAAAGCTATTTTCCGCGCGGAATAGATCTGTTTTCATAGCAGCGTGTGTTGCTGTGCACGCAGCGAGACGCCTTCAAGAACCCGGCCAATGAGCTGGGTTTTTTGTGCCCATTTGCAAGCCCCGCCTTCGTGCGGGGCTTTTTCGTTTTCGGCCCTATGCCTGCTCTTTGCTTCCAGCGGATGACAGGGCCATGGAGGCCGGACTTATTTGAGGACTACAGATGAACACTGAGCATCAAGCTCTTGCCGATGTTCCCCTTTGGCTTTTGGTGTTGTTGAGCATGGCCGGGCTGTCTGGAGAAATGCTTAGGGCATCAGGTACTGACCTTGGCATTCGGCAGATTTTACAGCGTGTAGCCCTTCGTTTTCTTGCGTCTGGCCTGCTTGGCATGGCGACGCTACTGCTCGCGATGGCTCTGTGGAACAACCTCTACCTTGCCGCTGGACTGGGCATTGTCATTGCAGTGATCGGCGCCGATGTCGCCGGAGGCTTGTATACCCAGTTTCTGGCCAAGAAAGCCGGAATCAACGACCGCAGCTAAGAGGGGTAGGAAGTGTTCAGCCTCACGATCAATGCCGACAGCGCCCCGCTTTATCGGGAAATTTCGGACCTTCGGAACAAGCAAATCCCGTTCGCCCTGGTACTGACTCAAACGCGCCTGGCCAAGGACTGGGTAAAGCCCGGCATGCTCAAGGTGATGCGGCAGCGCCTCGACCGGCCAACCCCTACCACGATGAATAGCCTGTTTGTTCAGTCGGCCACCAAGGCCCGGCCGGCAAAGGTGTATTTCAAGGATGCTTGGACCACGGGCATTCCAGCTGATACCTACCTGCAGCAAGCGGTACAGGGCGGTCAGCGACCCCATAAGCGCTTTGAAAAGTCGTTGATTGCTCAAGGACTGATGAAGTCGGGGCAGTTCGCCCTGCCGGCCAAGGACCTGCTCAATCAATACGGCAACGTCTCGCGCGGCACCATGATCCGTATCCTTTCGGGTCTCGGGGCTGCTGAGTCTGGGCGCGGGCATCAGGCCAACGCCACGGGAAGCAAGCGCAGTCAGCGCAAGGGCAATGCCAATCGCTATTTCGTCGGCTCGGTCGAGGGTTCACAAGGCGTATGGGAGCGCAAGGCTTCGGCCTTTGGCGACGCGGTGCGCCCGGTCTTCATCTACAGCGACGGCGCGCCGGGCTATCGGGTGATCTTCCCGTTCTTCAAGGTCGCCGAGAACATCGTTAAGGCGCATGAGCAGGCCGTGTTCACTGCGGCGCTTGGCCAAGCCATTGCCACCGCGCGGTCGTAATGGGTAGGGTGGGGAGGGGCTGCCGCCACCCCCTCCCCCCGGCAATGGGTCCTCCCAGGCCCCCCGGCGGTAGGGGGTAATTCGGGCCCCGCTCTTTCGCTATGTATGACCCTTTTTCGGAGGTTGGTTGTTGTTTCGACTATGGCTAATCAAACCATCACCCGTCAGCCGTACTGGCTAAACAAAACACGCATGGCCGCAAGTCTCGGGATTTCGGTTCAAGCCTTTGATAACTGGGGTGTCACGCCGGTCGCAAAGATCGGTAGGGAGAACTTCTATGACACCCGTGTTGTGCTGGACAACCGCCTGCAGCACCAGAGTGGAAAACACCAACCTGGCGCAGATGAGATCGATCCGCTCATTGAATACAAGATCGCCTGCGAGCGTTTGCGCCTTACCAAGGGGCAAGCAGATGCCCAGGAAAGCAAAAACAAGGTCTCCGACAAGGAGCTTGTGCCGGTCGGTTTCATGGTCTTCGCGCTCGCAAGCCTGTCAGCGCAATTGGCCTCGACCCTCAACACCGTGCACAAAAACGTCAAGCGTAAGCACCCCGATATCAATGTGCGCCACTTAGAGGCGGTCGAAAGCGAGATTGCCGTTACGCGTAACGAGGCCGTTGCGTTGGCGGATCGCATACCGGAGCTTTTGAATGAGTACATCAACTCCCTGGCTGAAGGGGCTAGTTGAAGCGGTCCGGCGCGGGCTCAAAAACCTAGAAGTAGACCCGCCCATGACGGGCGTCGAATGGGCCGACAAATACTTCTATATGTCCTCCGAATCGTCCTATGGCGAGGGCAAGTGGACCACCGAATGGTTTCAAGTGGCGTTGCTCAACGCCATGGGCAATGACCTGATTCATGAGCTGAACCTGCTGAAGTCGGCGCGGGTTGGCTACACCAAGATGCTGATGGCCAATATCGCCTACAAGCTCAGGCACAAGAAGCGCAGCGTCTGCATGTGGAGCCCTACGGACGACGACGCCAAAGGCATCATGAAGAAGCACGTCGATCCGATGATTCGCGATGTGCCCGTTATCAAGGCCATGGCGCCCTGGTACGGCAAAAAGCACAAGGACAACACCGAGGATCAAAAGACCTTCGAGAACCGCAAGGTTTTGTGGTGGCTGGGTGGTACGGCGGCGGGCAACTACCGGGAGAAAAGCCCGGATGAGGTCGGCTACGACGAGTTGTCGAGCTTCAATGCCGACATTGGCAACGAGGGCTCGCCGACTTTTCTGGGTGATAAGCGTCTGGAAGGTGCGACCTTCCCGAAATCGATACGCGGGTCAACGCCCAAGCTGGCAGGCAGTTGCCAGATCACGCGGGCGGCCGGCGAGTCGGCCTACCTGCTGCGCTTCCATATCCGCTGCCCGCACTGCCAAACCGAGCAGACATTGAAGTTTGGCGGGCCTGATGAGCCTTATGGGCTCAAGTGGTCCAAGGACGAATTAGGCGAAGTAGATAAGGCCTGGTACCTGTGCGAATCGGGCAACGGCTGCACCTTTGAGCACCATGAAATGATGGCGGCCTCTCAATTCGGCCGTTACATCTGCGAGCGTACCGGCATTTGGACGCGCGACAGCATGGAGTGGTTTGGCCCTGACGATAAGCCACTTCGCACGCCACGCCGGCTTACCTTCCATATCTGGACCATCTATTCGACCTTCACCACCTGGGTAAAGATCGCCGACGAGCGGGTCAAGGCTGGCAACGACCGGGGCAAGCTCAAGACCTTTGTAAACACCACGCTCGGCGAGGCCTGGGAAGAGGATATTTCGGAAAAAGTCGATTGGGAGAAGTTGCGCGAACGCCGAGAGGTGTATGGGGCCGAAGTGCCGGCGCGTTGCGTCGTTCTGATGGGGGGCATCGATACCCAGGACGACCGTTACGAGCTGCGGGTATGGGGCTTCGGCGCCGATGAGGAGGCTTGGTTGATCTACCGGCGCGTATTGACCGGCGATCCTGCCAGCGTCCACCTGCTGCGCCAGGTCGCGCTGCAGCTGCGCAAACAGTTCACCCGTGCCGACGGCATGAAAATGGATGTGATGCGGTGGTGCTGGGACTCCGGTGGCCACCACTCGGAAACTGTACGGGCGCAGAGCCGAAAGCTCGGCCTGCATTGGGTGGTTCCGATTTTCGGGGCCAGTACCTACGGCAAGCCGATTGCCAGCTTCCCGCGCAAGAAAGAGAAAAAGTCAAAGACTTACCTGACCGAGGTTGGTACCGACAACGCCAAAGAGGTCATTTACAACCGCCTCAAGCTGCAGCCGGACGGCAATCGTCCGGTGCCGGGCCTGATTCACTTCCCGGCCGATGATTCAATTTGTGATGACGACGAGCTTAAGCAGCTGACCAGCGAAACCAAGAAATGGGTTTTGGCGAAAGGTCGGCGCGTGCTGCGCTGGGATGCCAGTAAGCGTCGCAACGAGGCACTCGACTGTTTTGTATACGCCCTGGCGGCGCTACGGATCAGCCAAGACAAGTTCGGGCTTGACCTTGAGTCATTGACTGAGGATCTGAGCCCAGAGGCTCGCGGGTGGGAGCCCTTGGTGGAAGACGACGAATCGGACGAGCAAGACGACGAGCCGGACGCGCAAGGCGAGCCGGACGAGTCCGAGGAATTAGACGAAGTAGACGAGCCGCCGGCCGAGCCGGAATCAGAACCCAACGAAACAACACTGCCCGAGCCAGTCGATGCCGACGGCTTCCTGGGCGTAGGAGAGGACAACCCATGGCTGTAAACCCCCAGGAAATGCTCGACCTGTACATGCAGGCTGAGCGCGACGTGTTGGCAGGCAAAGACACGCAATTCAACGGTCGGCGGGTGGTAATGGCGGACTTACCCCAGATCATCAAAGGGCGGCAGGAGTGGGAGCAGCGTGTAGCAGCCTCCCGAGGCGGCCCCGGCTATGCCGTGGCTGTCTTTGAATGAATCGCGTTGATCGGGTGCTTGAGCCGCTGTTTCCCCGCTGGGTAGCGCAGCGCATGGCCGCCCGTGACGTGATCCAGGCCTATGAGGCCGCTACCGTAACCCGCACGCATAAGGCTAAGCGACAGGGCCGCAGTGCCAACGCCTCGCTGCAGAAAGATGGCCGCTCGATGCGCGAGCAGTGCCGCAAGCTGGACGAAGACCACGACATTGTCATTGGTCTGCTCGACCGGCTGGAGGAACGGATTGTTGGCGGCCCTGGTATTTCTGTGGAGCCGCTGCCCCTGGACTACTCCGGCAACGTGCATACCGGCTTTGCCGGCCTGCTCAAAGCAGAATGGGCGGAATGGTCGCTTTGCCCGGAGGTATCGGGCGAGCTGACCCGGCCGCAGATGGAGCGCCTGGTGTGCCGCACTTGGCTGCGCGACGGCGAGGCCTTGGCCCAACAGGTGATCGGCAAGGTGGCTGGCTATGAGCACCTACATAAAGTGCCGTTTGCCTTGGAGCTGCTGGAGCCTGACTACCTGCCATGGGAATACAACGACCTGTCCAAAGGGATTGCCCAGGGCGTCGAGCGTAACGAGTGGCGGCGCGTTCGTGCCTACCACGTCTACAAGCGACACCCCGGCGACCTGATCGTGCATGGCTTGGCGCAGAACACTAAGTCGGTGCCGGCGGACCGGATGTTGCACATTGCCTACCGCAAGCGGATTGGGCAGAACCGTGGTGTTCCGCTGTTGCACGGGGTAATCACCCGCCTGGCGGATATTAAGGACTACGAGGAAAGCGAGCGCGTTGCCGCGCGGATCAGTGCGGCGCTGGGTATGTACATCAAGAAGGGCTCGCCCGACGAGTACACGCCCGTACAGAACGCCAAAGAGCGGTCGATTCCGATCAAGCCCGGCATGCTCTATGACGGCCTGAAGCCGGGCGAAGAGGTCGGCATGATCGAGAGTAACCGGCCTAATACTTTCCTTGAGCCGTTCCGTTCGGGGCAGTTGAAGGCGGTGGCAGCCGGCACGCGCAGCACGCATTCCAGCGTGGCGCGCAGCTACGACGGCACCTATTCGGCGCAACGCCAGGAGCTGGTCGAGGGGCAGTTGGGCTATGACCTGCTGCAGCATGAGTTTATTGACTACTGGTGTCGGCCGGTGTACCGCAGGTGGCTAGAGACGGCCATTGTCAGCGGGCAGATCAAGGTGCCGGCCGACGTTGACCCCGACACCGTGTTTTCGGCGGTGTACCAAGGTCCTGTAATGCCCTGGATCAACCCTGTTCATGAGGCGACGGCTTGGAATCTGTTAGTCGACGCCGGTTTTGCCGATGAGGCGGAGGTAGCGCGCTCGCGGGGGCGTAACCCTGCGGAACTCAAGAAATCCCGCATGGCGGAAATCTTGTTCAACCGGGCGAAAGGGCTGGTGTTCGGCTCGGACGCCTTCCACAAGTTCTACGGGAACAAAGGCAATGCAGACAATGCGAAAGACCCCGCTGATCCAGCCTCGGGCGGCAATCAGCCAAGCAAACAAGCCCGAGGATAGTTGGTACACCATCCACGCCGCCTCGCGTGGCGTGGCCGAGGTCATGTTGTACGACGATATCGGCGCCTGGGGTATCTCAGCGCGCCAGTTCGCGCGCGATTTGGCCGCGCTGGGTGACGTGTCACAGATCAACTTGCGTATTCACTCCGGCGGCGGCGACGTGATGGACGGGACCGCGATGTACAACATCCTGCGCGGTCATTCGGCGCGGGTAGAGGTGTACATCGACGGCATGGCCGCGTCGATGGCCAGCGTTGTGGCGATGGCAGGCGATGTGATCTACATCCCCGCCAACGCCATGATGATGATTCACAAGCCGTGGGGTGGGCAGGTCGGCGATGCTGACGACATGCGCGATTACGCCGACTTGCTGGATAAGGTCGAAGGCACGTTGATTCAGGCTTATGTGCGCAAGTCGGGCAAGAGCGTCGAGGAAATCGCGGCGATGCTCAAGCAAACCACCTGGATGGATGGCAACGAAGCGGTGGCGGCCGGCTTCGCGGATCAGGTGTTGGAACCGCTCAAGGCCGCCGCTCAACTCAGTTCGAAACGTTTAGAGGAATACACCAGCATGCCACCAGAAATGCGCGCCCTGATTCAGCCGCGGGCCTCTGCGCCTAACCCGGCCCCTGCCCCAGCGCCGGCCCCGGCACCTGCACCAGCCGCTGCGGCAGCTGACCAGCAAGCGGCCGCGATGCTCGCCCAGTTCCGGGCAGATGAAACCCAGCGCCGTGGCGACATTGCCGCTGTCTTTGTCGGCAACTTCGCGGTGGCGCATGCTGAGCTGCTGCAGTCCTGCCAAGCGGATATGACCTGCACCACTGCCGTGGCGCGTGAGCGTTTGCTGGCGGCCTTGGGGGCCGATACTGCGCCAGTGAATGCGCCAACTGCCCGTCACCCTGGCCACGTCGGTAACGGCAACCTTGTAGGCGACTCGGTGCGCGCATCGATCTATGGCCGCTTGGGTTTCGAGGATAACCAAGCCGACAACGCTTACAACTACATGACCTTGCGCGAGCTGGCCCGTGCCTCGTTGCAGGATCGCGGTATTGGCATAGCCACGCTGCGGCCGCTGGATATGGTCGGCATGGCCTTCACTCACAGCTCAAGCGACTTCGGCAACATCCTGCTGGATGCCTCGCACCGGGCGCTGCTGGCAGGCTGGGAAGAGGCCGAAGAAACCTTCCACCTGTGGACCCGAACCGGCCGTCTCAGTGACTTCAAGGTGGCCAACCGTGTCGGCCTGGGGTCGTTCTCGGCGCTGCGTGAGGTGCGCCCTGGTGCCGAGTATAAAAACATCACCCTCACCGACTCCGGCGAAACCATCAAGCTGGCCAGCTATGGCGAGCTGTTCACCATCGACCGCCAAGCGATCATCAACGACGACCTCGACGCCCTGAGCGCAATCCCGCGCCTGATGGGTATCGCTGCGCGGGCGACCATCGGTGACCTGGTGTACGCAACGCTGGTCGACAACGGCAAGATGAAGGACGGCAAACCGCTGTTCGATGCGTCGCGTAAAAACCTGTTCACCGGCGCCGGCTCGGCGTTGTCGATCGAGTCGATGAGCGCCGCAAAAACGGCGATGGCGCTGCAGAAGGCGAAGACGGCAGACGGCGCCAAGTCGCGCACGCTGAACATCCGCCCGGCCTTCTTGCTTTGCCCGGTGGCCCTGGAGGACAAGGCCAAGCAACTGATCCGTTCCGCCTCGGTGCCTAATGCCCAAGTCAACGCCGGCGTGATCAACCCTATCAAGGACTTTGCTCAGGTTATTTCTGATCCGCGCCTTGATGACGCATCTTCGGCGACCTGGTACCTGGCAGGCCGCCAGGGTAGCGACACCATCGAAGTGGCCTATCTGGATGGCGTTGATACGCCGTACATCGAGCAGCAAGAGGGCTTCACCGTCGACGGCATCGCCACCAAGGTGCGCATCGACGCCGGCGTCTCTGCGCTCGACTCGCGCGGCCTGAGTCGTTCCGTCGGCGCCTAACCCGCCGGTTTTGCCAAGTACCCCGCCTTTGCGGGGTTTGTTGTTTCTGGAGTAGGAGAAAAATGGGCTATGGCCACTAACCATGTAAATAGCGGAGCGACTGTAACCTTGCCGGCCCCCACCGGCGGCTCGGTGGCAGGGGCGCCGCAGGTGATCGGCGACCTGGCGGTGATTCCGCTGCAAAGCGGCCCCAAAGGTACCCCGATCACTTACCGCACCTGCGGTGCCTGGAACGTTGCGGCGGCGGCGGGCCTCAAGGCTGGCGTAAAAGTCAGCGCGAAGGACGGCGCCCTGGTTGCGGCTGGTACTGCCGACGCTTTGCCCTTCGGCAAGCTGTTGAGCGATACGCTCAACGGCTATGCCGAAGTGCTGATTGTGCAGTAATGGCGGGCTCGAACTTTCGCGACCGTATGGCTGGCCTGTCTGCCCGAATCCTGCAGCGCGTGGGTGACCGCGCGACTTTGGAGGACGGCAGCCAGGTCCTGGGCACCTTCGAAAATCCGTTTCTTGACCCCCAGGTGGGGGGCAGGGGCGGGGGCAAGGGCCTGGCCATGCAGGTCGATGCGGCCGAGCTGGGGGAGCCTCGTTTCTGCGTGCTGGCTGCAGATGCGGCGCGCTTCCCCAATGAAACGCCACTGACCATCGAGCTGCCGGCCGCTGAGGGTGGCGGCCGTTACCGCGTGGTGCGGCCAGAGCCGACAGGTGATGGCATGGTGGCCTTGGTGCTGGAGGTGGAGAGTGAGCGAACCGCAGACATCATCTGATGAGTTGGCCTTGCCCAGTGAGCTTACGCTGCTTCACGGTGCAATGACTGCCGCGATGGTCGCGGGCCTGCCGCAGGTTAAGCATGTAGAGGCTTACCCGGTACTTAAGGAGGGCATGCAGCTGCCGGCGCTGATTTACGCCATGACAGGTGTGGCGCCGGGCACCTCGCCGGGGGACGGCCGATTGTGCGTCAAGGCGACTTTCGAGGCCTGCATTCTGGTGGAGTCGGGCCGCAAGATGGCGCCCCTGCAGGCGGCCATTCTGGCATCCAAGTTCATGCAGCTGCTCGATGAGCAGTATTGGAATCTCGACTTTGTCGGTCAGGTGCACGGCGTGCAGGCCATGCCATCGGAAATGATCCCCGAACTGGTGCGGTGCACGGCCTGGTCGGTGATGTGGCAGCAGGACGTTTACCTGGGGCAGACGGAATGGCCTTGGGAAAACGAGCCGCCGGGCTCGCTGGTGTTTGCCTTCAGTCCCGACACGGGGCCGGGCGCCGAGGGTGACTATCAGTCGCCGGAGGAAATGGCATGAGCTACGCGGCAGCAGCGCATGACCGCATGTTGGCCGGCCTGGTGATCCCCTGCCGGGTGGTGGCGGTCGACCTGGCCGCCGCCATGGTGCGCGTTTCCGACGGGGCTGGCTGGACGAGCGCCTGGGTGCGCTGGCACAGCCAGGCCGCTGGCAAGGCCAGGCACTGGCGCGCGCCGAGCCTGGACGAGCAGGGCGCGTTGATCAGCCCCAGCGGCGAGCCGGCGCAGGGCACGTTCGTGCCGGGGTTGTATGGCAACGCCGGGGCCCAGCCGGATAACCGCGACCACGTCGAGGTGTGGCGTTTCGATGACGGCGGCTCACTGGTCTACGACTGGAAGGCCAACAGCTACACCATCGAGCTGCCCACGGGTACCGCGACAATCAAGGTCGGCGGCAGTACGGCGGTCGTTACGGATAACGCCATCACCGCCACGGCCAGCAACATTACCCTGACTGGAACAGTGCAGATCAACGGCCCGTTACGCGTAACGGGCGATATCAACGGCGGCGGCAAGATCATCGACACCGCCGGCAACACGGCAAACCACAAGCACTGAGGGCGGGTATGACTGAAAAGCGACAAGGGCCAATCAACGGCGCTGACTCAAGCATGATCGAGCACATGGTGTGCGGGCAGATCGAGCAGCGCTACGACGAGCTGCGCATGCGGCAATTCTGGACGCGGCTGTTCGCCGGCGACAACGACCCCAAGGCCATGGCCGAGGGTCTGTGTCGGGCCTTGAGCGGCGGCCACTACGTGCGCAAGGAGGCGGGACTGGTCAGCAATCTCACGGTGCAGATGTTCGGTACCGCGACCCCTGAGGAAGTCGCCAAGGCCGTGCGGGCAAGTGTCGCAGCCCAAGAACGCGTCGGCTAACTGCCGATTGCAACCACCACAAGCCCGCCCCGTGCGGGCTTTTTCATGCCTGGAGCAAACATGGCTAACCCCAAGAAACCCCCGGCGGCAGCGGATGGCGCGGCGTCGGTGACTTACCGCGACACGGTCTACACCTCCCGCGTGCTGATTCTCCCCGGTGGCCGGCAACTGTCGGTCGAAAAGTCCCAGGTCGGCGCGCCGGCCGATGACGCCGAGGCCCTGGCGTACCTGTCGGGGCATTCGGACCTGATCCTGCAGGAGTAACGCCGTGAACGGAATGGATCGCCACACGGGGCTGCCGTTGTCCGGCCTGGCGCACCTGCGGCAGTCCGTTGCGGACATTCTGACAACGCCCCTGGGCAGCCGGCGGATGCGCCCGGAGTACGGCAGTCAACTGCGCCGCTACGTCGATTTGCCGGTTACCGAGGGCTGGAAAAGCGCTGTACAAGCCGAAGTCGCCCGCGCCCTGGGGCGCTGGGAGCCGCGCCTAAGGCTGGAGCGGGTGAGGGTCACCGCCGTTGTCGGCGGCCAAATCACGCTGCAGCTAACCGGGCAGTACCTGGGCGAAAACGCGCTAATTGAGGTGACGGCATGAGCACAATCGAGCTGTCGGCGCTGCCCGCGCCGCAAGTGCTGGAAGACCTCGATTTTGAGGGCACTTATCAAGAAGAGCTGGCCACGTTTCGCCAGTTTATGGGCGATGACTGGAACGCGCTTTTGGAGAGCGACCCGGTAACCAAGCTGCTGGAGGTGGGCGTTTACCGGCGCCTGCAGAACCGCGCGCGGGTCAATGACGCGGCCAAGGCGTTGTTGCTGGCCTATGCGCAGGGCAGTGACCTCGATCAGCTGGCCGCCAATGTTCAGCTGCGCCGCCTGGTGATTCAGGCCGAGGATTTGGACGCGGTACCGCCGGTACCGGCGGTGCTGGAAGAAGACGATGCGCTTCGCGAGCGTATCCAGCTGGTCTATGAGGGGCTGACCACGGCCGGCCCGCGCAACAGCTACATCCTGCATGCGCGTAACGCTTCCGGCCTGGTCGCCGACGCGACGGCCGAGAGCCCTTCGCCGGCGGTGGTGGTGGTCACTGTGCTGGGCCTGGACGGTGACGGGGCTGCAAGCCCTGAGCTGCTGGAGACGGTGCGGTTAAAGCTCAGTGACGACGACGTACGGCCGGTGGGGGACCGCCTGACGGTGCAGGGCGCGCAGGTCCTGCGCTATCGGATCGATGCCGTGGTGCACATGGCCGGCAGCGGCCCGGAAACCGAGGCCACGCTGGCCGAGTGCAAGCGCCGGCTGTTGGCCTGGGTCAACCCCCGGCGCCGCCTGGGCGTCGAGGTGGCGCGTTCTGCGGTGGATGCCCAGTTGCATATCAGCGGGGTCAGCCGGGTGGATTTGAACGGCTGGGTAGACGTTCGCCCGACCAAGGCCCAAGCGGCTTGGTGTGAGGGCGTTACCGTAACGCGGGGTGGCTGATATGAGCAGCCTGCTACCGCTCAACAGTACCCCGCTTGAGCGGGCGATTGAAGCGGCCGATTGCGAGATTGTCGAGACGCCGTTGCGCACGCTTTACAACCCCGACACCTGCCCGGCGCACCTGCTGCATCAACTGGCCTGGGCCTGGTCGGTGGATCGCTGGGACGACACATGGTCGGAGGCGGTCAAGCGCTCGGTAATCCGCTCGGCGTTCTACGTGCATGCCCACAAGGGCACCATCGGCGCCCTGCGCCGGGTGGTCGAGCCGCTGGGCTACCTGATCGAGGTTCAGGAGTGGTGGCAGACCGTCCCCGAAGGGGTGCCGGGTACGTTCGCCCTGCAGGTCGGCGTACTGGAAGAAGGCATTACCGAGGAAATGTATCAGGAGCTGGGCCGGCTGATCGATGACGCCAAGCCGGTCAGCCGCCACCTGACTGGGTTGGCGATCACCCTGGCCAGCACCGGCTATTTACGCATGCCGGCGTGCTTGTACGAAGGCGACGAAATCGACGTTTACCCGCCGACCTCCCGCGACATTGAGGTCACCGGCGGCTTTGGCCCTGTGGGCCGTGAACACCAAATTGAAACCCTGGACGTTTACCCATGACCGACCAAAACAGCCAGTTCTTCGCCATCCTGACGGCGGTTGGCGAGGCCAAGCAGGCCAACGCTGATGCCCTGGGCATCCCGTGGACTTTTACTCAAATGGGGGTTGGCGATGCCAACGGTACCGAGCCGATTCCTTCGCGCACGCAAACCCGCCTGATCAACGAGCGCCGCCGGGCGCCGCTGAATCAAATCAAGGTCGACCCGGCCAACGCCAATATCGTCATTGCCGAACAGATCATTCCGCCTGATGTGGGTGGCTGGTGGATTCGCGAGATTGGTCTGTACGACGCGGATAACGACCTTGTGGCCGTGGCCAACTGTGCGCCGAGCTTCAAGCCGCTGCTGAGCCAAGGCACCGGCAAAACCCAAATCGTGCGGATGAATTTCATCGTTACCAGCGCGGCCAATGTCACGCTGAAAATTGACCCGGCGGTCGTGCTGGCTACGCGGGAGTATGTCGACCTGCGCCTGGCCGAGGAAATCGGCAAGCTCGATGGCAAAGGCAGCGTTCGCGCTGCCACTACCGGGCCGATTGACCTTAGCGGGCTGCCGGTGCTGGACGGTATCGCCTTGCGCGCCGGCGACCGGGTGTTGGTCAAGGATCAGGTGCAAGCCAAGGACAACGGTATTTATGTCGCCGCCTTGGGCGCCTGGGCGCGCGCGCAGGACGCGGACGGTAGCCCCGAGGTAACGCCGGGCTTGACGGTGACCGTGGAGCAGGGCGCAAAACTGGCGGATACGCAATGGCTGCTCGTTACCGACGCGCCGATTGTCCTGGGCACTACACCGTTGCAGTTTGTATGCCCTGGTGCCGGCTATAACGGGGTGGCCTCGCGTAACTCTAGCGGGGCGATCCTGGCCGCTGATTCCGGCAAGATGTTCTATTTCTACGGGAATACACCAGATCAGGCCTTGACCCTCCCGCGCGCGCTGGAGCTGCCCCAGGGTGGAAAGCTGAACCTGCAGAATATGGGCGCCGTGGCGGTCGAAATCTTCCCGGCCGAGGGTGAAAAGCTGTGGGTTGGTGGGAGCAATTCGCGGCCATCACTGACCATGCACCCGTGCACCGAGCTGGAACTGGTGCGGATTCACCCTACCGAGTGGTTTGCCCAGGGTACCGGCACGCTGCACCGCCTGAGCAGCTTGCCGCTGTTGCCGGCCGGGGCCAATGACGGGCGCTTGGCTAGTGCGGCCTTTGTGCAGCAGGAGCTGACGGCAGAGCGCGGCAGTGCGGCGCCGCAGATGGACGGGGTAGCGGCCGCTGGTGTGTCAGCGAAGAAGGCGCGCGAGGATCACCGCCACCCGACCGATACCAGCCGGGCGCCGAATCATTCACCCGTGCTTACTGGAAAGCCCGAGGCCCCAACGGCGGCGCCAGGATCGACCGGCAACCAGATCGCGACATTGGATTTTTGCCTGTTGCTGGTCGCCGGCCTGGTGGACTCGGCGCCAGGGGCCATGGATACCCTCAAGGAGCTGGCCGCCGCCCTGGGTAATGACCCGAACTTTGCCACCACGGTGCTTAACCAGCTGGCCACCAAGGCCAACCGGGCGACCACCCTGGCGGGCTATGGCATTGCTGATGCGCTCAAGAACGTCAACCCATTGCCGGGCGGCAGTATCGATATTCATGGCACGCCCTATGCCTTTTTGACTTCGCCGTTTGAAACGTCGATGGGGCAAAACTGCTATTGGAACGGCACGGATTGGGTCCGCCATAACGAGGGCGCGGCGGCCGTCTGTGTGACGGCGACCAATGGCGGGGTGATTATTCGCCGGGCGGCGGCCGGGCCGAATCCGATTGTGTGGGCCACCGCCTCGCCGATTCTGGATACCTCAAACATCCTGTTCAGCTACTTGAAGCAGTTGCCGGCAAAAGTGGCTGACCATGGGATTACCGACGTTTACACCAAGACGGAAACCCAGCAGCGCATTGCTACGGCGGTTTCTGACCTGGTGGGCTCGGCGCCGGGTGCGCTGGACAAGCTCGATGAGCTGGCCGCCGCCCTGGGCAATGACCCGAACTTTGCCGCGACGATGATCAACCAGCTGGCCACCAAGGCCAACCGGGCGACCACCCTGGCGGGTTATGGGATCACCGATGCCATTCCGAACCGCAACCCGTTGGCGGCCGGCAGCCTCGATATTCACGGCGGGCAGTTTGCGTTCCTGACCTCCGGTGATGAATCGGCAGTGGCACAAAATGCGTATTACGACGGGACGAAATGGGTTCGGCATGATCCGTCAAAAGGTTCGGTTGCACTGGTGGCTACGGCCGGCGGCGCGGTGGTGCGCAAGTGGGCAGCGGGCACCCCGGCAGGTGACCCCGGTGTGGTCCGGCAGATTGTCGACTTCAGCATGCAGGCCTCTGAGGCGGACATTGACGAGGGGGTTTCGTCGGGCAAATGGGTCAGCGTGGGGGGCTTGGCGCGCTATGTGGCACGCATGGTAAGGCAAGCAACTGAAGCGCTGGCCGGGCTCGCGCGGATCGGTACGCAAGCCGAAGTGAACGCCGGCACCGATGACACGCTGATCGTGACGCCGAAGAAACTACGCTTCGGGGTCGCCTACAGCCTGACGCAAAACGGCTATATCGCGCTGCCGTACTGGCTCGGGGGTTTCATCTTCCAATGGGGTTACGTGTACGAGTCGCAAAGCGTTACCGACTATCGGCCGTTCACCATTCCGTTTCCGAACAATGTTTTCGGCATGACGATGTCGATTGAGGCGCAGACCACAGGCGGGCACACCAACAGCTTGGGGCATGTGGTGCAGGTGATCGGGCGCAATGCGTTTCTGTGGTCGGTCGGCGGCTCGCTGAGCGGCGCAGGGTATGGCTATTACTGGGCTTGGGGGAACTGAGAGTGGCAGAGCGTTATTGGTTTGTAGTGGATGGCACTGGCCGCCTGCTGGGGCGCCTCGACACGGTGGTCAACCGCGAGGTGCCGCCTGAGGCGGTCCCTGTCAGTAAGCGGCTGTTTGAGCAGAGCCTGGAGGCACCGCGCGGCCTGCAGTGCTATTTCGTTGACGACGCAGTGGAGTTTCGGCCGTTTGAAGGGCTGGCCGCTACTGAGCAGCGGGATTGGCGCAATGCGCAACTGGCCGGCGTCGAGTGGCTGCGCAACCGTCACCGCGACGAGCAAGACCTGCAGCGCGAGCCGACCCTGTCGGCGCAGCAATTCAGCGAGTTGCTGGCTTTCATGCAGCAGCTGCGCGAATGGCCGCAAACCGAACAGTTTCCCGATGCTGCGCACCGCCCCGTGGCGCCGGCGTGGATCGCCGAGCAAGTCCAATAGAGCCCCGCACTGTCGGGGCTTTTTCTTTCCCGCAATACCCTTTGGAAGCCCTGCTATGCGGGGCTTTCTACTTTCTGGAGTAGGTACATGAGTGGATTTTTTCACGGCGTTACAGTAACGAACGTCGACACCGGCGCGCGGACCATCGGTTTGCCGTCTTCCTCGATCATTGGCCTGGTCGACACCTTTACCCCTGGTCCGGCGGCGAGCGCCAAGGCCAATGACCTGGTGCTGATCACCAGCGAGCGCGAGGCGGTTGCCGCCTTCGGTCCCGACTCGGCAATCACCAAGGCCTGCCAGGCCATCTACACGCGCGCCAAGGCCGTTATCGTCGCCTGTGGCGTGGCCAAGGTCGAGGACGCCGCCGCGCAGACTTCGGCGATCATTGGCGGCGTGCTGGTCGACGGTACCCGTACCGGCCTGCAGGCGCTGCTCGATGGTAAAAGCCGCTTCAACGCGCAGCCGCGGCTGCTGGTAACGCCCAAGCACAGCGCGACTCAAGCGGTCGGTACCGCCCTGGTGGCGCTGGCCGACAAGCTGCGCGGAATTGCCATTATCGACGGCCCAAACAGCACCGACGAGGCGGCCATTGCCTACGCCGAGAACTTCGGCGCCAAGCGCGCCTACATGGTCGATCCGGGGGTCAAATACTGGGATACCGCTGCAGACGCCACCGTCGACGCGCCGGCCTCGGCCTGGGTGGCTGGCCTGTTCGCCTGGACCGATAGTGAATACGGGTTCTGGGCCTCGCCGTCGAACAAGGAATTTGTCGGCATCACCGGCACCGGGCGCGCTATCGAGTATCTGGACGGCGACGCCACCTGCCGGGCCAACCTGCTCAACAACGCCAATATCACCACCATCATTCGGGACGACGGCTATCGCCTGTGGGGTAACCGCACCCTGAGCAGTGATCCTAAGTGGGCGTTTGTCACCCGCGTGCGGACCATGGATATCGTCATGGACGCAATCCTGTACGGCCACAAATGGGCGGTCGACCGATCGATCACCGCGACCTACGTCAAGGACGTGACCGAGGGCCTGCAGGCGTTCATGCGCGACCTCAAGGCCCAGGGCGCAATCATCAACTTTGAAGTCTTCGCTGACCCCGAGCTGAACACGGCCAGCCAGCTGGAGCAGGGCAAGGTTTATTGGAACATCCGCTTTACCGATGTGCCGCCCGCCGAAAACCCGAATTTCCGCGTCGAGGTCACCAACCAGTGGCTGACCGAAGTTCTCGACCAAAACGCCTAAGGAGCTGAACCCATGGCAATGATTCCCGAAACCCTGGCCAACCTGAACCTGTTCGTTGATGGCGTGAGCTTTCAAGGCGACGTGCCCAGCCTGACCCTGCCCAAGCTGACCCTGAAGATGGAAGAGCACCGCGCCGGTGGCATGGATATGGCCATCGAGATTGACCAAGGCATGGAGAAGCAAGAGGCCGGTTTCGTCACCACCGGCGTGCGTCGCGAGTCGCTGAAGTTCTTCGGCCTGGCGGACGGCACCGCCTTCAACGGCACGTTCCGGGGCGCCTTCAAGGGCCTGAAAGGCAAGGTGACGCCGGTGGTGGTCACCCTGCGCGGGGCGCTGAAAGAGGTCGATATGGGCGATTGGAAGCCCGGCGACAAAGCCGAAATCAAGCACAACGTCGCGGTCACCTACTACAAGCTGGAGGTCGACGGCCGCCTGGTCTATGAGATCGATCCGCTTGGCATGAAGCGCGTAATCAATGGCGTCGACCAGCTCGCCGCCCAACGTTCGGCCCTGGGCCTGTAAGGAGTTCTACCGATGATCAATGCAAAAAAAATCCCGGCCTGGATGGTTCTGAGCGGCGAAGCCGTTACCGTAACGCTGAGCAAGCCAAGCGAAGCCAACGGCGTGCAGGTCGACACGCTGCGGCTGCGCGCGCCGACCGTGCGTGATATTCGCGCGGCCCAGACCAACGCCGGCGGCGACGACGAGCAGCGCGAGCTGAACCTGTTCGCCTCGCTGGCCGAGATTGGCGCCAAGGACGTTGAGGGGCTGACCCTCAAGGACTACAGCCGCCTGCAGGCCGGCTATTTTCGCCTGGTGCAAGACGACGAGCTTTGACCCTGTGGTGCAGAAGCGGTTGGCCAAACGGCTAGCCGTCGAGCTGCATTTTTCCGCGACTGAAATCGAGGCCATGCGATTTGATCGCATGGTCTGGTGGCTTACGGACTGAGGGCACAGGGGGTAGCGCATGGCGGGAAAATTGGCCCTCATGGTGGCCATTGGCGGCGCGGTCAATTCGTCGGTCGGCGCCGCATTCAACACGGTCGAAGGCCGGATAAAAAAGCTGGAGGACAAGGGCAACAAGGCCAAGGTGCTGAAAAGCACCATTGGCGAAACCATACGCTTGCGTGATGAGTGGAAGAAGGCTTACGAGAGCGGTTCGGCCGGCGCCGCTGAGTTGTCGCGCAAGCTGGAGAGCAACTACGAAATTCTGCGCAAGCAGGGCGTGCAGGTGGGTCACCTGCGCAAGGAGTACCAGCAGCTGCAGCGGGTGGCCAAGGGCACCGATTTGCAGATGAAGGGGCATCAGCAGATCGAGCAGGGCAAGGCCGGGCTCAAAACGAACATGGGCCAGGCCGTGGTCGGCGCCGGCGCCCTGGGCGTGGCGGGCAAGATCAGCGCGGACTATCAAGCGATCATCCGTGACATTGCGATCAAGGCCGATGTGGTCAACCAGCCGCAAGAGGCCCAGCTGAGCCGCACGGTTATTCAGACCTCGCAAGAAACCGGGATGGCGCGCAACGATGTGGCCGACCTGGTTAACCAGCTGGTCGGCGCTGGCATGGATTTGAGCCAGGCTATGTCGTATGCGCCGGTGGCGGCCAAGTTCGCCATTGGCCAGGGGTCCAGCGGCGTCGACACGGCAAGCATGATTCAGGCGCTGCAGCAAAACGCCAAGATCACCGATCCTAAGGTCATGGAGCAGGCCCTGGAGGCCATCGCCCTGCAGGGCCAGGCGGGCAGCTTTGAGGCCTCCGACATGGCCAAATGGTTTCCGCAGTTGTTGGCGGGCATGGAGAAGAACGGCAGCATCGGCATGGAGTCGGTCAGTTCCCTGGGTGCGATGCTGCAGGTGCAGATGAAGACCGCCGGCGGTTCCGATGAGGCGGCCAACAACCTCAAGAACTGGATGGAAAAAATCGGTTCGGGCGACGTGGTCAAGGCCTACAAGGACGCTGGCATTGATTATCAAAAATCGCTTAACACCGGCATTCAAAAGGGTATGTCTACCCTTGAGTCGAGCTTTTCCTTGGCTATGGAGTACATCCAAGCGACCGATCCCGCCAAGGCGGCCGCGATGGCCGAAGCTCAGGCCAAAATCAGCAAGGAGGCCGACCCCGAGAAGGCCAAGGCGATGCTCAACGCCCTGGAGCAGTCGCTGCGCACCGGCGATATCTTTGCCGATATGCAGGTTAAGGCGGCGCTGACTGCCTATGCGGGCAACCGTGACCTGTACGAACAACTCAAGAAGGACTCGCAGAATGCCAAGGGCATTCTCGACAAGAACCTACGTGAGCGGCGGGAGGCATCGGCGCAAAAGTGGGCGGAAGCAACGCAAGCGATTAACGATTCGATGCGCAGCCTTGGCGAGGCAATTGCCCCGGTTACTGACTTGATCGCGGTGGGCATCACGAAAGTCGCCCATGTGCTGACCAACCTGTCGGACGGCTCGCAATCGGTGGTGCTGGGCATTACGGCCATCGGCGCGGGCTTTGTCGCCTTCAAGGCAATCCTCAATAGCCTGAAGATCGCCCGAGGGCTGGCCAACGTCGGGCGCGGTCTGATGATGGAGCGTAGCGGGGCGCGCCTGATGGGAGGGGCTGCAAGCGCGGCAGCGGGCGGCGGGATGAAAACCGGTATCAAGCCTGTGGATTCCGGTTTAAAGCTGCTGGGCGGCCTTATGGGAGCCAGCAACGACCCAAACGGCGGCAACAGTCGCGAGCCGCAGCGGGTGTTCGTGGTCAACGCGGGCGCCCTGGGTGGTCCAGGGATCGGCGGGGGTGGTCCGGCCGAGGGGCGGGGTCGTGGTCGACGCCGGCAGCGGCAGGGCAGTAAGTCGAGTGATCGGCCGAGCAAGGCGAATTCACGGCCGGTTTCCTCGCGGCCGGACGTGCCCAAGCCGTTGGTTTCCAAGCCGGCCGGTGTTTCGCTGCCGTCCGCAGCGCCTGGCAAGTTCGGCAACATGCTCAGTATGGCCGGGAAGGCCACCAAGTTCAGCAAGGGTATGCCGGGTGGCGCGGTGCTCGATGCCGGCGTAATGGCTATCGACACCATGATCAACGCCAAGACCCAGGACGAAAAAGCCGAGGGTTACGGTGGGGCTGCCGGCGGACTGGCGGGCACCATGGCCGGCATGGCCGCCGGTGCCGCGATTGGCTCGGTGGTGCCGGTGATCGGCACCGCCATTGGTGGCGCGGTAGGGGCGTTCCTCGGCGGTATGGGGGGCGAGAGTCTGGGGGCTATGCTCGGCAAGTCATGGTTTGGCAGTGATGAAAAGGACGACGAAAAAGAGACTGCAGTAGCCAAGGCGGACGATCCCAGCAAGGCAGACAAGCCTGCGGTGCCGGGTGATGCGGTGCGCCCCCTGGTCGAGAACAAACCACCGGCCAAGGCAGGGGGGCTGGTCACGGCAGCGGCGCCGGCGAAACCCGCTGCCGGTGCAGTGCCTGGGGAGGTCGTGCGCTCAACGGCGGTGGCGACACCGACGGCGGCGGTGCCTGCGCTGGCTCTCGCCAAGGCGCCCGAGGTGGCCAAGCCGGGCGCGCCCAAGGTCGACCAGAACCTAACGCTGACCCTGAGTGTTCCTGTCACCGTTCAAGGTGACGTGAAAGACCCGGCGCAGTTTGCCCGCGAGTTGGCCCCGCACCTGCGGCAACCGTTTGAGGAATTCGCGCGGCAGGTCGCGGCCCGGCAGCTGTCGGACGCACCACACGTTTAAGGAGGTGGCCATGGCCTACATGGAGCAACTGCAATCGGGGCTCAAGTCCCTGGTTGCAGCGGGGGAGGCTGGCCGAACCAGCCTTGATGGCATGTTGGGGCCCCTCAACGGGGCAGTCAGCGATATGACCGGGGCGGCGGCCGAGCTGGAGGGGGTGCCCTTTATCGGGCCCGCCATCGGCGCCAAGCTGCAGCGGACCATGCGCGGCATCAGCGCGGCACAGTCCAAGGTGGGCGAGGTCGCGGCGAAGTACAACCAAGCCGCTACCGCTGCCGGGCAGGTGCAGGAACGCCTCGGCACGCTCAAGGAGCAGGCCGGCAAGGCCAATGCGGCCATCAACCGGATGGCTGGCAAGGTTAGCCCCTCGCTGGGCAACATCATGCCAACGGGGGCTTTGGCGCCGGAGGTTACGCCGGCGGCCGAGGCGGTGAAGCCGTTCCCGCATTTGCTGATTTTGCAGCCGCTCGCGCCGAACGGGCAGCCCTACTATTTCAACCTCGACACGGCCGCGTTTGAAGAGCTGCGCCGGCAAACCTCGTTCAAGTGGGCCGGGCAGGAGCGTTTGACGCGCAGTATTTCCCAGCAGGCGGTCGGCCTGGGCGAGGACAAGCTGAGCCTCAAGGGTGCGATTTATCCGGGGCACAAGGGCGGCCTCAAGCAGCTGGATACGTTGCGCAGCATCGGCCGCAGCCTGCAGCCGCTGAACTTGACCACGGGCTATGGCGAAGTTCTTGGCGCCTGGTGCCTGCTCAGTGTCGAGGAAGACCAGAGCAACCAGCTCGCCGGCGGCATTCCGCGTAAACAGTCCTTTAGCCTGGAGTTTGTGAGCTATGGCCACGACCTGCAGAACGTCTGAAGGGGATTTGCTCGACACCATCTGTCACCACTACTACGGCCGCCTCAATGGCACCGTCGAGGCGGTGCTGGGGGCCAATCAGGGCCTGGCTGATGAACCACAACCCTACCGCGCCGGCGTGCTGATTGTGCTGCCGGACTTGCCGGCGCCGACCGAGGCGCTGATTCAGCTGTGGGATTGACCCCGCGTTACGCGTAACGACGAAGCCCCGCCCTGTGCGGGGTTTTGCTTTTCTGGAGCTTGCACCATGCAACCCACTTTCCGCCTTGTCGCTGACGGCAAGGACATAACCGCCATGATCAATGACCGGCTGCTGATGCTGCGCACCTCGGATAAGCCCGGCATGGAATCGGACGAGTTCGAACTGCGCATTGATGACCGGGAGCAGGCTGTGGCGCTGCCCAAGCGCGGCGCGCATATCGAGGTATACCTGGGGTACGCCGGCAGCGCCCTGGCGCGCCTGGGGCGCTACACGGTCGACGAGGTCGAACTATCCGGGCCGCCTGACACCCTGGTGATTCGGGGTAAGGGCAGCGATATGCGTGGCAGCGGCAAGACCACGCGCAGCGGCAGTTGGGAGGACGTGCCCCTGCAGCAGATCGTCCGCGACGTGGCCGCCCGTAATGGCTGGCAGCCGGTGTGCCCGGTGACCACGAAAGTGCCCCGCGTCGACCAGCTCAATGAGTCGGACTTTAACTTTATCACCCGCCTGGCCAAGCAGTACGACTGCACTGCCAAGGTGGGCGACGGCAAGTTGCTGGTGTTGCCGCGCCAAGCTGGCCAGAGCGCGAGCGGCAAGGTCCTGGCCACCGTCACCCTCGGCCGTGCCGACGTGAGTCGCTACCAGTTTCGCCTCGGCGACAACGGCACCAAGAAGGCCGTACAGACCAAGCATCAGGACAAGAAGACCGGCGCGTTAAAGGTGATCGACCTGGGCAACGACGAATCGCCCGACAGCCTGCCGCCGGTGCACACCGATCGGCATATCTACCCGAACAAATCCGCCGCCGAACAGGCCGCCAAGGCGCGCTTGGCCGCGTTCAACCGCAGCACCGCCGGCGTGCGCCTGGAAATGGCCGGCCGTGTCGACCTGATCGCGGAATGCCTGATCAATGCCCAGGGCTTCAAGGATGGCCTTGATGGGGAGTACCTGGTGGATTCGGTCGAGCAGGTGTTTACCCAGTCCGGCTGGACGACCACGGTCGAGTGCAACGGCGGCAAGAAGGGCAAAGCCAAGGCCAAAGGCAAGAAAAAGAAAGAAACCAAGCAACTCAAGGTCGTTGACCTGAAACCGGCCTGAGCGGCCATCACTGGAGAACCCAATGTCTATCAATGTGCAGCAGCTGCTGCAGATCCTCCCCAGCGCCGGCGCAACCAAAGCCGGCGTTTTTGCACCTGTGCTCAACGCGGCCATGATCAGGTTCGACATTGTCACCCCGCACCGGCAGGCGATGTTCCTGGCCCAGGTCGGCCATGAATCGGGCCAGCTGCGCTACGTGCGCGAGCTGGGCGGCAACAGCTACCTGGCCAAGTACGACACCGGCAAGTTGGCCGCCGCCCTGGGCAACACCCCGGAGGCCGACGGCGACGGCCAGAAGTATTGCGGCCGGGGGGTGATCCAGATTACCGGCCGCAGCAATTACAAGCGCTGTGGCGAGGCCCTGGGCCTGGACCTGATCAATCACCCCGAGCTGCTGGAGCAGCCCGAGCACGCGGCCAGCTCTGCGGCTTGGTTCTGGCATCAGGCCGGCCTCAACCGTCTGGCCGACCGGGGCGAATTCAACGCCGTTACGCGGCGAATCAATGGCGGGCTCAACGGTCTTGAGGACCGCCTGAAGCTGTGGGCGAAGGCTCGCGAGGTGCTGGTGGTATGACGGCCCTCAATTGGCGCTTGGCTGGGTTGGCGTTGCTGTTGGGCCTCGCCCTGGGCGGCCGTGGCGCCTGGCTGTGGCAGGCGAGCAACTACGCCAAGCAGCTGGCCGATCAGGCCCGCGATCACAAGGCCGAGCGCGAAGCTGCCGCCACGGCCGTGATTGGTTGGCAAGAGGCCGAGCAGGGCAAGCGCCGTTTACTGGAAAATCGCCTGCAGGCGAATGACGAAACCTACTATAAGGAATTGCTCGATGGCCAACAGACTCAAGCTCGTTTGCGTGACCGCCTTGCTACTGCTGATTTACGGCTGTCAGTCCTACTCGACGCCAGCGCCCAGGGTGGTAGCGGTGGGGTGTTTGCCGCAACCAGCGCCGGCGGCGTGGTTCATGGTGCCACGCGAGGCGAACTTGACCCAGCGCATGCTCAACGAATTGTCTCCATCACCGGTGACGGTGACGAAGGATTGAAAGCGCTTCAGGCCTGTCAAGCTTATGTGCGTGGTATTGCACAGTGAGCTGGACGAGTAGTGTTTATTGATGCCATAGCCGGCCGCGAAAGAACTGTGGTTGTCTGTGACCCGACCAGGAACTGGTAAATTTAGGAAGTCTCCTTGCATGGATAAAATAGAGTTGATTAAACAGACTACATCGTGTCCCATGTTTTGCGGGTTCGAAAGTATGAATCATCATTGCCAAACCCACCTAGGATTTCATTGAAATAAGGCGTGGCTTCGTGATTGATATTCATGCTCAAGTACTGTAGTTCAAAAAGTACCTCAGCCCAGTATCTAATCATCTGTAGTATGTAAAGCTGCCTCTTTGGTGCGACGGCCTCAAAAACTCCTGTTCGATGACTTGCGTCTTCGTGGGTGTTTATCTCAGTTCCTTGTTCCGATGTATGCCAAACCATCCCGAGCCGGCTCATGATTTGGCCGGTAATTTCAGAGTTACCTTTAATGATTTGTTTTTTTCTTTCGGAGATATCATTTTTGTATATCTCTGTGTCTACCTTTGAGTACCACTCGGCTGTTGGGTTGGATTGGCGTCCACCAACTAGAAAGTCAAAATTTGAGTAGCGATCTCCTTTTGCAAACTTGGACAGTATGGTCATTATGTTTTTATGTATTTTATGGTCTAGTGCTGGTAGTGATCTAATATTTAGTTTTCTTTTTTTAATCACACCTTGTGATTGTTCATATAGTTTTATGAGGTCGTGGCCAATAGTGTTTTTTAGGTATTCCTGGTTTGGGAATTTCCCATTTGTTTCAATGAAGTGGTCGAGGGTAAGGCATAGTTTCCCTATGCGTTCCAGTCCGATGCTCAGGTTGCTGAACGCTTGAAAATATAAACCTTGCGTTGCGTAATTTGCTTTTCGAATCTGTGTTGCACCGGCCCCTAGAAGCTCCTTGGAGAACATTGCTTCTTTACATAAGGCGTTAAATATATCTGGTGACTTCATGTCGACATGCACCCAAATCGATAAGGGAAGTGAGCTATGGGTTGCTCATGGAGAGGTTGAGTTAACTACTACACTATTTTCACATGTTGCGCCATCATGGGCAGCGCCTACCTCTAAACCACAATCAGGATTAGATCGAAAGCCGCCAACAGGGCCTGAACTGACGCCTATGGACGGCGAGAGCAGGTACTTCACTTGGCCCTATACTACCCTGACTAAATAGCGGGGAGTTGGCTCATGGATGACCTGGACGAAAAGATCGCCGCCGGCGAGCCACTGATGCAGCAGGCAATGGAAGCAATGCGCCGGTACCACGAAGCCCGAAATTCTCTGACGTCTGCAGAAGTGGTGGAGCGCCTGCGGCTTGAGGCTGAGTCACTGATGGAGGCGGTTCATGAGTACCAGCGGCGAGCGCTCGGCGCGCCTACTCGCCCGCTTCATTGAGCGTCTTTCCAACAGGAGGCATGCCACCCCATGTTGGTGAGCAGCCGCCAAGATGCTTATTCTTCAGCTCAGTATTCTCTACGTGAAGACTGGATACATCCCAGGTCAGTGGCTCGATACTGCCTTTGAGCTGAGTGATCTCCTCAGCTTGTCCCTGGTTCACCACCACCAGCTTCTCGATTTTCTTCCGTGCCCGAGAAAGGTCGTGCTGCAACTGCTCGTTCTCTCCCTGGAGCAGCAGTGAGTGTTGCTCAAGCATTTCCATGGGTGTTGGCATGCCCAATGAAAAGCGTCGTCGTCGATGATCACAATGCCACTAACCATTACTGTTTTTATATACAGCAGTGGAGGTGTGACAGTTTTGACCAGCTCAGGGCGACGAATTGCAAAGGTGTGAGATGTTTTCGCTTGGGTGGATGCTGCTGGTATGCCGAGTCGGCATGAGGGGACTCAGGTCCTGCCGGACCAATGGCCGGACCAGCAGGTGAGTATTAGAGGGGGAGGCAGGGGGATTTGGTCCAGTAAAACCTACTCACAGCACCTGTTAGACACCAATGTTATAGCGCATGGTGATGTTAGCGGTGGAGATCAAAGGGCTTACCTATCAATAGCTTACGTCGCTGGCATTGCGGCTGATACCGATTTGATACCAATTTGCAGCTTTTCCAGCTCGCTCCAGTCGGAGCTTGAGTTAATCCAACGCGCATACGTCGACAGCAGCATTTGCACGCTGTGGCCGAGCTGTTGGGAGATAAATGCGGGGTTGAGGCCAGACATTAAGCATATTGTCGCATAGGTGTGACGACAGTTGTATGGCGGACGGTAACGAATCCCCAGTTCTTTAAGTACCGGCCGCCACTGATGATGCAGATCAGAGGTCTGCCGGACGTACTCTGCGTTCTTCGATGGGGGGAAAATGAACGGTGACTCCGTGACCCGCCCCTTTCCTTTCCTGCTTCACATGGGCAACCTTCTTCTCCAAGTCGACAGCATCCCAGCGCAGCGCCAGGCCCTCCGACAGGCGTACGCCGCTGAAGAACACGAACTCGAAGAACGCCGCGTAGATCTGGCTTGGCCAGTGCGGGTGCTTGTAGAGCCTGGCGGTGATCTGACCGGCTAGAGCAGAACCTCGCTAGAAAGCGCAGTGGATTCGGATGCTGACGGACAGCAATAAGCATCCGGCTGGGCAAGGTACAGAAGGGCATTTAAGCCGTCGCCTACCCCGTCACCTCAGTAGAGATGGCGCAGGTCATGCTTGACCACCGCATCGACCACCAGGCTGGTGGCCTTGCCCAACAGGCCCGTACCGTTCATGTGCTCGGACAGCATCTTGGAAAAGGCTGGAATCTGCCTTTCGTCCAGGTGTGTTGCGCGATCCCACAAGCCCGCGGCCAGCAGTGCTGGGCAGTGCTGGAAGCGATAGCGCTCGACGTTCACGACGGTAGCGACCCGAGGTGGCTTGCCGTTGATTGCCAGTGGGGCGAGCAAGTTCGAGTCGTTGTTCAACCAGGCGCGCCCGGCCACAGATAAAACCGTGTCGGCGCC